TTGGACAAGATAGCGAATTTGAATAAGCAAAAAATGTTTAACTTTACCAATAGCGAAAGGAAACGCGATGCCGCCGAATGATGCTTTAATTTGCAAATCACACGTTAAGCGATATATCTTGCAAAGAACTAAAAAACTGAGGCCGGGATTTCCCTGCTCGCGCGTCAGTACGAGTGCGATTGTTGGTATTGACACTTCGCTCCGCGCGATAATAGATAATCTTATCAAGACCCACCCGACCATGGGCAAAACATTTTTGCCTTTTGAAAGATTCCGAAAATAAAAACTGTTAATTTTATAGGGAGTATTTTAATTGCAGCATTGAGCTGCCCGGATGTTTATTGCTCAGGGGCGGTCAAAATCCAGGTAGAAAACAAGCCGGACCTGAACAAAGAACTGCCGATTATAGTTCGCGCTGCTGAGCAAAATAATTGTCGCGGAGATGATTTTATAATCCTTTTAGCTATAAGACTTTCGGAAAATGGCGGACCTGGCAGAGAATTCGGCATTATGCACCCGCGAGCTATCGATACCGACCTTGATACACAAGCCGGCTGGGCGGCGGCGACAATCGTCAAGAACCGACAAAGATATGCAGAAGGCGGGTATTCGTATGACTTTATAACGTTCCTCGGCAATCGCTATTGCCCTGCCGAAACAGACCCTGAAGGGAATCGAAACTGGAAGCGAAATGTCCTGTTTTGGTATGAAAAATTCAAAGGATAAATAACGGATTGACCTTTAGACAAGGAGGTCTATTTTGCAAATCAATGAACCTCTTAAATCGCAACGGTGTTTTTTTCAAGGGCTGGATTATATACCTCTACGAATAACACGGCTTAGCGAAAAAGATGTCGTTGAGCATTTGATGTATATAAATGCCATTAATGAGGGCCTGCAACTTTCCGATTCCCAAATAGATAAATGCCGGCAGCGGTTTGTCGATTTCTGCTGCACACAATGGCATAACAGGAACTGATATGTCGGTGCGAGATACGAGCATAATGGCGATGGCGGAGATAAAAAAAAGGATTGAGCCGGCGGAGTCGGCGGTCCTTGCCGTTATCGAGGAAATCGGGCCTGCCTGCGATACGCGGCTTCTCGAAGCGCTTAATCAAAAAGAGCAGGCGACATTAAAATTAAAATACCAAAAACACAAATGGACAATCAACTCCGTGACGGGCAGGCGATATGCTTTGGTCAATAAATACGACATCGTCGAAGACCTCGGCATTTATAAAAAGCCGAACCATCATGCGGTCCACATGTGGAGGGTCCGGGGGGACAAGCGAAGACTGGAGGATTTCGGATGGGTTAAGGTCGAGAAAGAGGACATCGTTCTGCCGCCGACACCAAGGGAGCGGTTCGAGATGCACCAGAGAGGGCAGCAGATTAAAAACGAAATAGGCAAGCAAATTCTGGGACGACTTCGTGAATATGAGCAGGAAGGAAATCGTAAAACAACACGACCTACGGGCCAGCTTTTATTATACGAGGCATAGATGGAACATCTTTTTGATATAGATATTGCGAAAAAATACGGGGTGAATGCCGCCATTATAATTCGGCATTTTCAGTTTTGGATAATAAAAAACAAAACCAATAACAAACATTTATATGACAGCAAGACCTGGACCTATTGTTCAGTTCAAGCGCTTACGGAGATATTCCCTTATTGGAGCCCCCGGCAAATACGGGTCATTCTGGATAAGCTGCTTAAAAAGAAAATAATAATGAAAGGCAATTATAACCCCAGGGGATATGATCATACAACATGGTATGCTTTTATAGATGAAAAGCGATTTGTCAAAATTGACAAATCGAATTGTCAAAACGGGCAAAAGGATTTGTCAAAAAGGGCAAATCGAATTGCCAGAAATGACCAACCAATACCAGATACACTAACAAATCCAATACCAATAGATGTTAATACAGATAAAACAAACCAATTGAAAATCTCTCCCGAAGAAATATTGGGGTTGGATTTGCAGATAGCGGATGCCCGCAATATTCTTATGAAACAACTCGGGGTGATTTTCAATCCGAACAACCGCGAGGCGAAGACCTTTGCACGGATTACGCGGCACATAGTTCTGCGATGTCAGCGGCGAGAGCTGCCGATGACAATATTTAATGACGCCGTGGAGTGGGCAAGGCAGGCAAAGGCATCGAACGCGAACAGGCCAAAGGCACTGTTCGTCTCAAAAATTAAACAGGAAACGGGGTTTGCCCCACAGAAATTATTATTACAAGAAAGGAGTGATTATGGAAGCGAACGTAATGATTCAGGTGGCCTTGTTGGCCGTTCTACCCCTGATAATGCAGGGGCTGAAAAAAATCATCTGGGTGGAAAATAACAAGGGGTGGGTATGTCCGCTATTGTGCATCGGGGTGTCAACTGCGGCGGCGTATTTCCTGCAGCTCCCACAGTGGCTGCTCGTGGGAATATTAACGGGGGCAGCTTGCAATAAAGTTTACGACTGGAGCAAAGACATCAAAAACGGGGTAACGATGTTTTTGATGGTGTTGTTGTCGCTGATGGTGATTGGCGGGTGTTCAGATCCGAACGCCCAGCTCCTTGCAAGTCAAAAGATATTTATCGCTACCGTTGACAATTTGACTACCTTGCAGCAGGCGGGGGAATTTACGCCGGAAGAAACGACACAAATCAGTTTGGCAATTCATCAGGCCAAGACGTATCTCGACCAGTGGTACGAAGCGAACAAGGCGGGCCAGCCGCGGCCGGATATCATCGCGGCGTTTAACGCGTATCTCGACGAGCTTATCAGATATCAGGCGTCGAAAAAGTAAACTCACAAAAACAATAAAACTTTTAACGAAAGGAAGGTCTGAAAAATGTCTGAATCAGTTTTGCTGGTCCTGAAAATGGCCGTTCAAGTCGGGGTTTTGGCCGAGCAGCTTGCGGCCATTGCCAAGCGGGTGCAGGCCGGCGAACAAATTACTCAGGCCGACATAGATGCTGCTAATGAGCAAGTAAATCAGTCGGTTGCTAACTGGGACAACGCAACGGCAGCCGAAACCCCGTAATATTAAAACCAACTGAGGCTCGCCAAGGCGCAGGGACGCGTGAACGGCACCTTTGGAACGGGCGGCCGGTTCCGGCAATGGATGCCCGGCCGGGATGAAGACCGGCGAACCGGCCGCCCTGCCTTTTGAGAGACAAAAAATGGACAAAGAACAGGAAGGGCTTATGGACAGGGACAATCCGTGTCCTCGTCGGAACCATCCCTGTACGGCCTGGGATCCGCATTGGGGATGTCAGGTAAAAAGTTGTTTGTATGATAAACAGTCGGCAATTCTAAATAATAGCGGTTTAGCCGAGGCCACCGTTACGCAGCAGTTCAGCACTCAGTTTGAGCATTTTCAGGAGGACGCTCCTGCCTGCGATATTTGCGGGGCGATTACAGTTCGCAACGGCACCTGTTATAAGTGCTTCAACTGCGGCAATTCAATGGGCTGCTCGTAATAATTAATGTTTAATCGAGGAGACATAGCGGAATGGATTTCGTCACAATTGTAAACTGGTGTGCCGTGGGCGTAGCGTTGACTGGGGCATTTTTCAATATCAGGAGCAAGTGGTATGGCTTTGTTTTCTGGATGGCCTCAAACACCTGGTGGGCGATTCACCATATACGCCACAACGAATGGCCGCAGTCAATCACATTTACATTGTTCCTGTTCCTGGCTATTTACGGCATAAGAAGCTGGCGAAAGGATGAAGCAAAAATAACTAATAAACAATTCTCCAGATTACTGCACGAAAATACGGCAATGCATAACTTCATCAAAAGCATCCCGGAGAAAAAGCTCAAAAAACTGATTCGCAAAAATTAAAAGGAGATACAAATGGCAGCGGCGACTAAAAAAATCACAGGGGAAGGATATTTGACAAGTGCAACATTAAAAACCGGCGGGATTAGGTTTGTGTTTGATAATTGCTCCTCGAGCTGCTCAATGGAGCAGCTCAAAAGATTGACCAAGCCGAAGCAGAAAGACAAAGAGGTCGTTAAGTTCGCATTCGAAGCTGAGCAGCCGGACCTGCCGGGGACGGAACAATGAGATACCCTCAAACAGGACCTCGTCATCGCAAGGACATAATCAGTTTCAGTAAGCTCTTGAATTCTAACGAAGAGCGGCGACTTATGGTCTATTTAAGAAAGCATTCCGATACGCTTGCGGGCAAACGAATTTACCTGATGTGTGAAATTCTGCTTAATACAGGTCTGCGTATTCAGGAGTTAATTAAATTACGGGTGAAAGACACACCCACTGTCTTAGCGGAAGACGTAATTGAAGTTTATATGGGGAAAGGCAAAAGGGATAGGACCGTACCGGTCAGTCCACGCTTGGCTAAAAAGATTGATAAATATATACGTGAGGTAAGACCCAAGACTCTGCCGCGTCACATTCGCCGTGGGGACATAAACAGGCCCGTATTTTACAGTTCACGGCGGCGTTCATACCTGCAGACAATCAAGGGCAGAACCCGAGTTTCAGTGTCACTATACAGGACGATAAGAAGTTTAGCTCATGCTATCGGTATTACTAAGGCGATTCACCCGCACATGTTTAGGCACACCTTTGCGGTGAATGCGTTAAAACCAAAGGACGAAGGAGGAGCCGGGGTTGATATATATGCGTTACAAAATCTAATGGGGCATTCGAGCCTGGAAACTACCGTTAAATACCTGCACTTTATTAAGGGGCAAACGAATGGGATGGGGAAGCAATTAGACCGCAATTATGACGAGTTTTTTTAAATCAAAGTCAACCTTTTGTAGAGTAATGATGACTTTATTTCAAGATATATTCATAAGTCGTGGTGTTTTAAAGAGTTCTATCTATGACAAATCACACATAAAACCACAACAAAAAAATAGGCGGACATTCAAACGCTTGTTTGAAAGTGGCGGTTATATTCGAATAATAAAGTTAATTGAGGTCGAATATGGGTTATTCGCTTAAAAACAGGGCGGACATGGTCATGTCCGGTTGCCCCTATTATTCGCTTAATAATGAGCATTTAGGACACGGTCATGTCCGCCATGTCCGCCCCCCCCTTATTTTTGGCTCAAAAACAAAGGGGACATGCAAAAAGTGGACATGCGGTAGAATAAGGACTTATGAACGGTCAAAAAGAGCAGCGCGCGCATTGGGTCCTTCCTGGAACTTGCTAGAAAAAGGAGTGGGCAGAGGGCGCGCAAAAAGTGAATTTTTGCGAGGGAAAGGCGTGTCCGTCCAGCGGGCCTTTTTTGGCTGGTCAGTTTGGATGCGGGATTTGGACGGTGTCACGGGGACGGTGTTGGTTTTAAGTGTTTAGTGTTTAGATGAAAGGCAGGTGAAAAATGAAGACAATAAGCTGCGTCATTTACGTGATCCTGATTCTGCTGCTGCCGGCGTGGTGGATGATACTGGTGAATAGTCGATGATGATAAAACGTAAAAAGGCAAAAGTAAAAAATAAAAAATAAAGGAGAATTTTATGAAAAGGACAGAAAAAGCAGTATGGCTAATCAAGGCAATCCTTGCGCTGGCAATTTTGATCTCGCGGGACGCCGAAGGAGCAGAGCCGAACATACCAGAGTGGGCGGACCCGAACCAGTACGCGGGCTACGTCCTCGATGCCGGCTGCAGCAGGGAAGGAATCTGCGCCGGGGACATTGTCAGATACCGGATATGGCCCGCCGATCCGAACGGGCATTGGCTGCCGCCCGACAAAATCAGAATCGAGCTCGTGTCGGGTGACAATACCGAGACATATTACGCAGGCAACGTGCTTTGCGCCGATTTTACGCCGACGGCGCCGGGGATATTCTATCTGAAATTCAAAATGGACTGCATCGACCCGAATTACCGCTGTGTGCTGCCGGCGGAAGGCAGAAAGAGCGCAGTAGCGTTCAAGGTCGAACCGGCGGCGACCCTGCCCCCTTTCCGGTCTGCGGTTGCTGTGGAATAGAAGCGATCGCGGCGCTGTTTGTGTGGAAAAAGGCAAGAAGAAAGTAAAAAGTAAATATCCAATATTCAATATCCAACACTCAATGACATAAATCAAGGGAAGAAATGAGATGAAGACAGGGACGAATCCCGCCCATCCGATGCCGAAGTTTCAGGCATCCCGTTCCTTCGGGATGGGCGGGACGAAAGAATGGGCGGCGACGAAAGTTCTCGCATCCAACGGTTACGTGCTGATTAAAATACCAACTCATCACTTAGCTGATTCGAGGGGGGTATGTTTATGAGCACAGGATGGTTGCCGAGCAAAAGCTGGGTCGGCCGTTATTGCCGGGCGAAATCGTCCATCACAAAGATGGTGTTAAAACTAATAATCATCCGGACAATCTGGAAGTTGCCGAATCAATTTCATATCATAAAATTAAACACAGAAAAGACAGTTCTAATCGGCGGTTGCCAGGGGAAGGAAATCCTTATATTGAATGTGAATGTGGCTGTGGTGAACAATTTCAAAAATACGATTCATCAGGGCGCAAACGGGACTATCTTCACGGACATAGCCGAAAAGGCAGGGGAAAACTTGCGGAATCCGATGTGGCCCGGATAAGGCAATTTTTAAAAGAGGGATTAACCCAAAAGGAGATAGCAGCAAAATTTCACGTTGATAGAAGCACAGTTTCGCTAATTAAGAGAAACAGATTGGGAGGTCATAAATGAAACGTCAAACGGGTGCGCGAGAATGGAGCGAGAGCAGCGTAAATATTCAATTGGGATGTACGCATAACTGCCGCTACTGCTACGCCCGGCACTTAGCGGTCGAGAGGTTCCACCGATGCACGGCGGAAGAGTGGGCGAAGCCGCGAATCAATGCTGATGCGGCGGCGAAAAACTATAACAGGCGGCAGGGCACCGTGATGTTCCCGTCGAGTCACGACATTACGCCTGCGAATATCAATTACTGCATCGAAACGCTGCTGAAACTGGTTTGGGCGGGCAATTGCGTCCTCATCGTCAGTAAGCCGCATCTGTCGTGTATAGAAAAAATCTGCGGGGAGCTGGGATATTATAAAGGCCAGATCCTTTTCCGGTTCACCATCGGCTCTGCCGACAGCGCCATCCTGAAATTCTGGGAGCCGGGTGCGCCGGACTTCGCAGAACGGTTTGAATCTCTCAAATACGCCTTCAATACAGGGTTCGAGACATCCGTGAGCTGCGAACCATATCTCGATCCGTACATCGTCTATACGTATATTGCGTGCAAGCCTTATATAACCGATTCGTTCTGGATAGGCAAACTGCGGGACTTCGACAGGCGGGTTGACCTGTCGGGGGTGACAACGGAGCAGCTCGAGCGGTTCGTCAGGCCGTGCAGGGCGGCACAGGGGGACGACGTGGTCAGAGGGATTTACCGGCTTCTTTACGACAAGCCGCTTGTGCGGTGGAAGGACAGCGTTCAAAAAATAATCAATATCCAATAATCAATAAAAAATGGCAATAATCAGAAAAAAGAAAAAACCACAGCAGCAACAGTTGCGGAAGATTTCCGAAACGGACCTTGCCGCGGCTGTTGTTGACTGGCTCAAAAAAGGGGGATGGACAGTCTATCAGGAGGTAAGCAGCGGCTACGCAGGGCCGAGAGCTGACATTGTCGCTGTCAAAAACGGCTTATCATGGATAATCGAGACCAAGCTCATCTACAACCTGCAAGTGATGGAGCAGGCATATCTCTGGCGGCGGCGTCACAGCACAAATTTCGTTTCGATAGCGGTTTTGATGACGAAGAAATGCCGTAAAAATGCCGTGATAGATAATTTCCACTACGCCTCCGGCATCGGCCTTATCGAGGTCCAATTGCGAGATGACTGGTACGTCGAGATGTCTGGCTCGGATATGTACGTTAATACTCGATATGCGCCGAGAAAGATTCGAACAGGAAAAAGCTGCAATATAAAAAACGCCCTGTCTGATCGGCATAAAGATTTTTGCAAAGCGGGCAGCGCCGGCGGCGGCTATCTTACAGCATTCAAAGAGTCGGTGGAAGAAATCAAAAATTATATCAAAAAGCACCCGGGCAAAACTATCAAAGAGGTCATCGAGGCGGTAGGCAGCTTGCACTGGAGCAACCCGGCGTGCGCAAAGGCATGTATCGCCAAATACCTGAACAAGGGGATTATTAAGGGAGTTCGGCGGCGAGACGGTGCGCTGTATATCGAGGGAAGCAATGACTGAATCAGCGACGAGAATTAAGGCGATAGCTCCCTGGTTCGGCGGGAAAAGAAACCTTGCACAGCGAATTGTCGAGCTGCTCGGTCCTCACCGCGTCTATTGGGAGCCGTTTTGCGGCTCTATGGCAGTCCTTATGGCAAAGCCGCCTTGCACGATGGAGACGGTCAATGATTTGCACGCAGATTTGATAAACCTCGCCAGAGTTATTAAAGATACGCAGCTCGGCCCGCAGCTCTATAGGCAGCTAAGAAGGACTTTAATGCACGAGCAGCTATTCAAGGAGGCAGCAGCGCGATACAAAGACAGGGGATACTTCTCGCTGCCGCCGGCGCCGGATTACGACCTGCCGAGGGCTTATGATTACTTTATATGTTCATGGATAGGCCGCAACGGCTGTGCCGGTACGCAAAGCTATAATCAGGGATACTGCGTGCGATATACAGCCAACGGTGGGCACGCAGCGAAGCGATGGCAATCGGTTATCGCATCCATACCTGCCTGGCGGAGACGGCTGGCCGCCGTGACGATTTTGCATCGGGACGCGTTCGAGCTCTTGGAGCGAATAGATGATTCGCAGGGGACGGCGATTTATATCGACCCGCCGTATCTGAAAAAAGGCGCAAAATATATCCACGACTTCGAGGCAGCTGATCACCTGCGCCTTGCGGAAGCGCTGAAAAGATTCAGAAAAGCCCGCATCGTTGTCAGCTATTACGATGATGAGCAGCTCAGGGAATTATACCCGGGATGGCCGCCGGTGAAAATTACTATCACAAAATCGCTGGGCAACCAAAACCGCAGAGACAAGGAGAATAAGGGCAAGCAGGTGGTAGAGGTGCTGCTGGTAAATCAGAAGACGATGTTTGACGGTAATTTGAGACTCGAAATTTGAGAGAATCAATGCCGAAGGAACGGCGCCGAAGGTTCGGGATGCCGATTTATTCGGGATTATCAATTATCAATGTAACAGGTGAAAGGAGAATTTATGAAGCTGTGCGAAATCGAAATCAAACAAATCAGGGTCAGCGGGGACAATCCGAGAATCATCAGCAAAAAGAGCGAAGGATTTATCGAGCTGGTCGAGAGCATCAAATCACTCGGTGTCAAGGTGCCGATCCACGTGAGAGAACGGACGACAGAATACGGAGGATGCCGAAGGAATCGGTGCCGAATAAATCGGCATCCCGAAACTTCGGGACAGACGACAGACGATATAAGACCTGCGACATACGAATTACTCGCCGGCGAAAGGAGACTGCTGGCGGCGGCGGAGGCGAAACTCGACACCATACCCGCCATTGACCACGGTGAATTAAGCGATGAGGCGGCGTTCGAGGTGACGTTCGCCGAAAACTTCGCCCGGGAAGATTTGACAATCCTCGAACAAGGCAATGCAGTCGCTACGCTGCTTGCCAAATATAAAGACGATGTCGCCGCCGTCGCATCGAAACTTGGAAAATCGCAGCAGTGGGTGCGGCTGCGGGAGGCGATACATACGAAATTGTCTGCGGCGTGGAAAAAAATAGTGAGCAAAGACCCCAACTGCTGTTTCACCGCGGCGCACCTCGGACTAATCGCTCGGTTTCCGCAAAATGTCCAGGACAAAGACATCACGAAGTCGCTGCAGGGCAGCGGCCGCCGAACAGTAAAAGAACTGGAGGATTTACTGGCTAATTATTTTTTGCTTTTGAAAAAGGCGCCTTTCGATACAGCCAAATGCCAAAAGTGCATAAAACGAAGCGGTTGTCAGCCGCTGCTGTGGTCGCAAAAAGCCGAAGAGGTCACCGGCGATAAAAACAAATGCTTAGACAGGAAATGCTGGCAGAAAAAAGAGGTCGCCGCGGCAAGAGAAAAGTTCGAGGAGCTCAAGAAAGAGCGTCCCGGCCTTGTATGCATTGCAGAACACCAGCTGTGGGGCGATGATGCGAGACAAATAAAGCGGATTTACGGGCAGATATTGTCCCGATACGAAGTGACACCAGCAAAAAAGACAGACAAAAAGGCGGTACCCGCTCTTATCGTTTCAGGACCCGGCAAGGGAAAAATCGTTTATGTGAAGGTAAAAAAGAGTGACCGCGGGCAGGATGCCCGCGACACGGACAAGCCGAAGACGGCGAAGCAGATCGCGGCGGAGCAGGAAGAGACACGCTGGCAAAAGGTGCACAAGGAATTTTATGAGGAGCTGGTGAAAAGACCCGTCACTGATATAAGACATGCAAGCCCGTTTTTTGCAGTTGTCGCCCTTGCCGCCGGCTGTGAATGTGACCTGACTATTCGCGACCGCATGTCCCCCGATTTTATAGAGGAGGCGCTTGGCGAGTTCAGGGAAAACAGCACGAAGGCGTGCGACCAGCTCGCAAAGCATCTATGGGAAGCTATAAGATGCAATCTGCGGTTCTCCGGCAACGTGGATTTTAGCGGGGACGAGGAATCGGTCAAATTTGATAAAACCATCGCCTCTTTGTTCGGCGTGGACCTCGATGAGAGATACAAGGCAATTTTAACCGCGGAAACCGCGGATGCCGCAGAGAAAAAAGAAGAACCGCGAAAGGGAAAAGTTAAAAAATAACCAATCAGGAATAAAACCCACCGTTTTGCTTCGCAAAAAACGAAGCAGCGGGGACAAGAAAGGAGTCTGAAAATGAACAATGGCAAAAAACCAGTATTTTTGACAAACGGAACCGGCATATACAAGATCGAGAAACTGATTCGAGCAGTCATCCTCAAAAACCTCGAAACGGCAGAGACGGTGACCGCCGAGATTATCGGCTCTACCGTCCCCGGCTTTGCAATAATCGACATGCCGAAGATAGTGAAAACAAAAGATGATTCACGGGCTGGAAGTCCCGAAGGGGTCCCGAAGGAACAGAAAATGGTTCACGGGCAAGATGCCCGTGCCACAAAAGTCAGAAAGCGCAAGTCATCGCAATATTTCGGCGTCAGCTTTAACAAGAAGTCACCGACAAAAAAATGGAAGACGGCTATTTGGATAGGCGGGAAGAATATATCGGCGGGCGGTTTTATAGATGAGGTCGAGGCGGCCAGGGCCGTCGATGCTATGCTTGAGAAAAGAGGGCTGCCCCGCCGAAATTTTCCGCAGGCCTCGGCGTAGTGCAGCGAAGACGGGCAGGCCCGGGGCAGCGGGCAATTACCTTGCCTGCGATTCCTGATATCGAAGCGCAGATCAAAGCGCTGACAGAAGGCGTGTTTGTCGAATATAGTTGTCACGACTGCGGCGAGGGATACGGCGACACGAAGCCGGCGAGATGCCCCAAGTGCGGCAGCTACGCAATTGAGGAAATTAAAAGAGTGGAAGTTGAGAAAAGTGAATTAGTGAATCCCGCAGTGGCGGGATGCCGATTCCTTCGGCATTAGTGAATCCCGCAGTGGCGGGATGTCCCGAAGGAACGGGATGTCCCGAAGGAACGGGATGCCGACCCTTCGGCACCGACCCTTCGGCGCCGATTTATTCGGCACCGATTTATTCGGCACCGATTCCTTCGGCATTGGTTAATCGGTTTTAAAAAATAAGGCGGCGGAACTGTATGCGTGATAGTGACAACGACCCGTTCGGGAACGGGACCGTCCCGCCTTTTTTGCGGAAAACGCGTATGCTGGGACAGGATGATTCCGGGGGTATAAATGGCCGGAAATCAGGGGAAAGCTTTCCCAAAGGCATCCTGATTGCAAAACAGGGGCAATAAAGGGGTATTTTTGTGAAAAAGAACGGGAAAACAGGCAAACGGGCAATGGCGAAGCCGCAAATAAAACGGTTCAAGCTTTCAGAGCTGAGGCCGGCGGGGTATAACCCGCGGACAATCAACAGTGATGCCTTTGCGGGGCTGGCGGAATCGATAAAGAAATTCGGGTGTGTCGAGCCGGTTATCGTCAATACCCGGGACGGGACGAACATTATTGTCGGCGGAAACCAGCGTTTCAAGGTCATGCAGGCATCAGGAGTCAAGGAGGCCGTCTGCATCACGGTTGATTTGAACAAGGCCGATGAGAAATTGCTGAATATCACACTTAATAACCCCTACTGTCAGGGTAAATTCGTAAAAAGACTTGGAGACTATATTGACAGGCTCCGTGCTGAAATCGGAAACGACAAGAATTACCTTGCCCTGCGAATCGATGAACTCCACAGTTCGGTCGGCGCCGGTGAAAAACAGGGACTGACCTGTGATGATGAAATACCAAAGCCATCACGGAAAACAAGAACAAGGACGGGCGACCTCTGGATTCTGGACAAACACCGCCTGCTGTGCGGGGACAGCACGAACGAAAAAGACGTCAAATACCTGATGGGAAGAAATAAGGCGGACCTGTTCTCCACAGACCCGCCGTACTGCGTCGATTATACGGGGGCCAACAGGCCAACCAAAAAACAGGGCAGGGACTGGTCGGACACATACCGCGAAATCGATATAAAAAACGCAAAAGAGTTTATGAAGGCGTTCTATACGGTCGGGCTGTTTTTCATTCAGAAAAAGACGGCCCTGTATTTATGGCATGCATCAAGCCGCAGGTGCCTCATCGAGGAGGTCTGTAATGAGATGGGAATCCTCATCCACCAGCAGATTATCTGGGTCAAGCCCTGTGCGGTCATTACGTTTTCATATTACGCGTGGCAGCATGAGCCGTGCCTGCTTATGTGGCTGAAGGGCAATAAGCCGAAACTCCGGCCGAGAAACATGGCAATTGGAAGTGTCTGGTACGCTGGATACCAGAGAGAAGGCGACCCGACACAGCCAGAATATTATACAGACGTCTGGGAGCTGGACTGGGAAGGCAAAAAAAGGAACTCAGGACGCGAACATCCAACGGTCAAACCGGTCGAGGTGTTCGCAATCCCGATGCGGGCCCATACGAGGGTCGGCGATATTTGCTATGAGCCGTTTTGCGGGTCCGGCTCTCAAGTTATAGCGGATGAGAAACTCGACAGACGGTGCTTCGCGATGGAGATTGAGCCGGTCTTCTGCGACGTGGCGGTGAAACGCTGGGAGCAGTGGTCGGGCAAAAAGGCAAAACTAATCAGGAAATAGAGATGAGCCGATGCGGGCGGCGAGTACCGAAACGGCCGCCTGATGCGGCAGTTGCACCTGTTGCGTCATTTTATCGCACCGGCCCTTTTTTGAGTCGAGAGAATAAGTATATAAACAGTACCGGGAAAGAACAGGAAATTTGAAGCCGCCGGCGGTTGAAATCGCACAAAAACAAAGACACCTGCACCTGCTGACGCGAATCAGAAACAATCGGCCGCTGTCGAGGGCGGAACTGGCCGAACTGAACGAATTCGAGAACCAAATGAGCGGAAAAAAAACGACCGGCCCGCAGGAAAAAAATAATGGCCGAGCGACAAAAAAAGACAACAAAGCAGAGGTCGCCGCCGAAATCGTCGAGACGCAGGAGGCCGCGGCACTGTACGTGGGCAGAAACGCCCGCACAATTCGACGGTGGGAAAAAGAAGGGATGTTCACGGCCGTCAAAAACGGACGCAAAGTCTATGTTAAAAGTCAGCTCAAGCTCTTTGCCGAAAACGAGGGGAAAAAGCCGACGAAGGCCCGCAGCCGGCGGGATGAGGGCGAGGCGTCGCTCAAAGAGACGCGGGCTGAGCTGGCAAAGCTGGAGCTGCATGAAAAACAGGGAAGGTTCATTCTTAAAGAAGAATCCGAGCGGGTAAATATCCAGAAGATCCTGGCGGTCAAAAGGGCGCTGTTGGGTCAGGGCCGGAAACTCGCGCTCCAGCTTGCAGCAATGATAGACCCGCGAAAGATACAGGAGCTGATAGACAGGGAGAATCGACAGATTATAGAAGGATTCCGCAGGTGAGGTGAAAAACCCGAAGCACTAAATCCGAAATCCGAAACAATATCGAATTACTAAAAAGGAAAAATTCAAAACACAAAATCAACCACGGATTAACATGGATACGAAATTAAAACGAACAAATACGACAATTTGGTCGGCGGCGGAGCGCGAGGCGTGGCGCTTGCCGCAGCAGAGGACGGTCAGCGAGTGGGCGGACAGACATAGAGTGCTCGACTCCCGGTCATCGGCGGAATACGGACCGTGGCGGACAGACAGGACGCCGTATTTGCGTGCGATAATGGACGCCTACAGCGACACGGAGGTCGAAGAGATAGACGTTATCAAGCCGACGCAGGCAGGCGTGACAGAGGCGCTCTTTAATATGCTGGGCTGGACCGTTGATTGCGACCCGGCGCCGACGGGACTGATGGAGGCAAGGGACGATGACTTCAAGGGACTTGTCGAAAATCGGCTGCGCCCGATGGTCGAAAAATGCGAGGCCCTGATGAAGCATATTACGAGCGGCTATGATATGGGATATGCCGGCTTCAGCTTCGATAATATGCCGCTATATTTTATGGGCAGCAACTCGCCTGCGGCGTCCTCGAGCAAGCCCATAAAGAATATGCTGTTCGACGAAATAAAAGACTACCCGCCGTTTGCAGGCAAGGTCAGCAATCCTCTCGACCGCGGCAAGGACAGGACCGACACATTTCCCGACAGAAAATTAGTGCGGGTATCATCGCTGCTATTGGCGAGCGACCTGATTCTGCAATACTACGCCCTCTCGAATCAACAGCAATATTACATCCCGTGCCATCGTTGCGGCGAGTTCCGGACGTGGAAATGGATACATCTTATTTGCCCACCCGCGCTGCGCAATCCTGACGAAATCAGAAAGAAAATCGGCGCTATATATTACCGCTGCGAGGTGTGCCGGGCGAAAATTGAGTTCTGGCAGAAGCAGGAACACGTCGCAGCAGGTGTATGGGTGCCGAGGGGACAAAAAATATTACAGAGCGGGCAAATCACGGATTCGCCCCGCCCATCCGATGCCGAAGTTTCAGGCATCCCGTTCCTTCGGGATGGGCGGGGCGAGGCGATCGTATCGCGCCGGCACTGCGGCTTCGAATTCAACGCCTTAATTCTGCCGTGGGAAAAAAGCTCCTGGAATGAGCTAATGGCGGAGTGGTTCGAGGCGAACACGCCTGAAGGCAAGGTTGTCGGTAAATTAATGCACTTCCGCAATAACCGGCTCGTCGAACCCTGGGAAGATGAAATCGAGCCGATTAAAGAGGCGGACCTGTTCTCCCGCCGCGGCGATTTCAGCGCAGGCACGGTGCCGGACAGCTGCTTAATGCTGACGGCGGGGACAGACTATCACAAAAACGAGCAGGGAGTAGAGCAAATATACTACGAAGTCCGCGGGTTCGGACTTGAAGGACGCCGATGGGTCATCAAGTCGGGCGTTGTGACGAGCTGGCAGCAGCACGACAAGGAAATCTGGGAGAGTCCCTTCCCGTGGTCGAACCCCGAAGGGCCGAACAAGGACAAGCCGATGCTCAGCGTTGTCCTCGAATTTGTCGATTCGGGGTTCGAAGCGGACATTATATATCGGCAATGCCGCAGGCGCCCCAGGCAAATGCTCCCGACAAAGGGCGCATCGACCGACCAGCGAACGCCGCTGGCCGCGAGCGACCTGGACAAGGCGACCGCGCGTCGGCTGCGGAACCCGCAGATTTACAAGGGCATGGTCCTGATTAATGTAGATACGCAGTACTTCAAGGACGAGGTTGCAAGGGACCTCGGCGGCGGGCCGGAGACGGGGACAAAGTTTTACGCGGAAATCCCGGACTATTATTTCAAGCATCTCACGAATGAGAGGCGCTCCAAAAAATACGACCAGCACGGCCGCCCTCACCGGATATGGGTGCCGAAATATCAGGATGCGCCGGTTCACTGTCTCGATGCGGCCGTGCTCTCGACGGCGGCGGGATATCACAGGGGCGTGCAGTTCTGGAAGGCGGAGCAGACCGTAAAACCAAAACCCAAACCACATAGACCGGCGGAGGGAGAAGGATTTTTGGATAATCTGCCGGGATTAACATGAGCGAATTGGTTGATTAGTTGATTGGTTAATTGGTTAATTAGGGAATTAAAACGAGGACGCGGGCAAGATGCCCGCGACACGGATGAGAAATGGATTTCTCGACAACCTGCCGGATTTAGGATTCGACGACGGCTCACAAAGGCGCAAGACCAAAGACCCCCAGCCGGTCCCGCCTGAAGATATAATGGTCGAATATATCCAGATAAAATGCCCAAAGTGCGGGAGTACTAAATGCCCCGTATATAACAGCAATCACATACCTGTGCGCTATCACAAGTGCACAAAATGCGGGTTGGCGTTCAAATCGGTCGAAAAACATACCTGAAATAAATTTTCAAGTCATTACTAATAATTAGTAATCACCCCCTTTTTAAGATCAGTGTTTATGCTGATAATTTAAGCAAAATGCAAAACTAAAGGTTTTAAGATTTGAATTGTAAAAAATGGCATTAACACTGGCGGAACAACTGACGAGCGTTCAGGCGGCGATTACAGCCATTGAGACAAACGGGCAGAGCTACTCCATCGAAGGGGTGACCTATACCCGCGCAAGTCTCAAGACGCTGTATGACCGCGAGCAGCGCATCCTCGATAAAATAACCCGCGAAACAGCGGGCGGCGGAAAAACGGTCGCGGAATTTTAATTAGTGTAAAAATGAGAGAGGTTATTAAAAAAACAAGTTTTGCAAAAAGGGCGGGCGAGCTCGCCGATTCTGTGATAGGAATACTGTCGCCGAAAAAGGCGTATCAGCGACACTGCTTCCGCAGCGCATACGAAGTTCTCGACCGGCACAGGACCCGAACAAAGAGAAAAACATCGGGAGGAACAGGCGATGTAAATCTCAATGAGGCGTCGCTCGGGGAATTGCGAGAGATAGGACGCGACCTGTCCCGCAATAATCCGATAGCTAAAGGACTCCTTCAGACGGAGGCCGACGAAATAATCGGCGAAGACGGGCCGAAAATAGAGTGCCGCTCGAAAGATGAGAAATGGAACGAAGAGGCGGAGGCGGCCTTCGACGAGACGGCGGTTAATGTCCCAATCGATATAACGGGTCGATTCAATTATCCGCGAATAATGCAGATTGGGTTCAAGTCATACCGAAGAGACGGGGATGCAGCGGTGATATTCCTCGATGACGACCTCCAGATGGTCGAGGGCGAGCAAATCGGGACACCTTACGGCAAATCTACACCGGAATTTTTTGATATCGTAAATGGGGTCGCATACTCGAAGGCGACAAAAAAACTCATGGGCTATTACATCGGGCAGCCGGACAAGTGGGGATATATCCGGCAGGATTCGTGGAAGAATTACCCGGCCGATAAGGTGTTTCACATTTTCAATCCGGACAGGGTCTCTTATTCACGCGGTGAGCCGGTCCTGACGCAGTCAATCAAATATATCGATTATCTGACCGGCATTATTGACGCCACGATGGTTGCAATGAAAGTCAACGCGTGCTTCTCGATGTTCATTTCGCAGACAGTCACGGAGATTCCCGAGTCGTATCCCGGCGGCATATCAACCAGCGGTCTGGATGAGGACAACAACAGGCTCGAAAAAATGGAACCGGGGACAATCCTTCGCGGCAAGCCCGGAGAATCGGCCGTCGGAATCGGGCAGGCGTACCCGGGGACCACCTTTGACCCCTTTGTGGCGAGGATACTTTCAATTATCGGCAGGCCTTTATGCCTTCCGATGATGCTTGTTACGGGCGATTTCTCGGGCGCCACCTTTATGAACGCGAGAATAGCGTATCAATCTGCCCAGAAGAGATGGCGAACGGAACAGAAGGCGGTCGTGCAGCCGCTGGCGGCGAGAATATGGAGATGGAAGATTGGACAATTGATTACGTCGGGCCGGCTGAAAAACGCGCCGGATGACTGGAACAATATCGAGATTTTCTGCAACCGCTGGCCCTATATTGACCCATACAAGGAGGCATCCGCGGATGAGCAGCAAATCAAAAACGGCACAACTACCCGCTCGATAATCTGTGCAAGGCAAGGACTGGACTTCGGCGAGGTCAATGCGCAGCTTGCAAAAGAAGAAACGCTCCGCAAAGAGCTCGGTCTGACAGGCAAAGACGACAATAAAAAGACAATGGAGGACATCACAAAGGGCGTCAGGGCGGGAGTGCCCATCGGGGTAAAAGAAGCGAGGGCCGTCCTCGGACTGCCGGAGACGCCGGCAGACGATAAGCTGCTGCGGTTCAATGACCAGGATGTGCTGCAGTACCATATCGAGAACGGCCTGTTAACAATCAATGAGGCCCGCAAAGTGCTGGGGCTGCCGGCAGTGTCGTGGGGCAATACGCCGGTCAGAAAGACAACGGTCGAGCCGGTTGTTGAAAAAGAGGAAAAAGAGGAAAAAGAAGATGAAGAGGAGAAGTAGTTTTGAGTTTTTAGTTATGAACAATGAACTAACAGATTTGAGTTTTTAGTGTTAAGTTTTTAGTTTAAAAGGAGAAAAGATGCCAATAGTAAATAAAGTTGAAAATAATCACGGGCAGGATGTCCGTGCCACAATAGACAAGGACCCGTTCATATTCAATATGCGCGGAGCGGTCGAGTTCGCCGCAGGCGAAGGGCAGCAGGAAAAAAACAACGTCCGCCTGACGCTCTATGACGGCTCAATCGTTAAGAACTGGTACTGGGGCAATTTGGCCTTCGAGCTATCAACGATGAAAATGGCAAAAAAGAAAAACCCGATACTGTTCAGTCACGACACAGACCAGCGGCTCGCTATTTCCGACAAGGCAAGCTTCGAAGGCAAGTTTATTATGGAAGGGACATTCCTCGAAGGTTCGGAAATCTCGCAGCAGGTAAAAAAGGAAATGCTCGAAGGGTTCCCGTTCGAGAGCTCGCTGCGGTTCGACCCTGACAGGTCGATAATTATGAATGTCCCCGATGGCCAGTCGGTGCAGGTAAACGGCCATGTTCTCAAAGGGCCGGGGACAGTGGTAAAAAATGCCCTGATTGTGGAAGGAAGCATTTGCGTGTTCGGTGCGCTGAAGAACACCGTATCTGAGGCGTTTGAAATATTATCAGAAAATAAAGATTCAAAGGAGACTTTTATGGACGAGCAAACGAAAGTAGAGATGACGCTCGAAACGTTCGCCACGGATAATCCGCAGCTTCACCAGCAGCTCACGGCGGCGGCAAAGGCGGACGGCGTTAAAGAGGTGCGGGAATTATTCAGCCAGTTCGCGGTGAGGTTCGCGGACGACCCTGCGTTCTGCGTCGAGCAGTTTAAGAGCGGCGCTACGCTGGCCGCCGCGGTCGAGGCGGAAAACGCCAAGCTGAAAAAAGAGGCGGCGGATGCGGCGAAAAAATCAAAGTCGAGAATCGACCCTGCAAAACAGGAATTCAGCGACGACGCCGCCGATAAAAAGAACCAGGCCAGCCAGCCCGCCACGGACAAAGAGGGCTGGGAAAAGGAGTTCTCCGAATCGAAGGATTTGCAGGCGGAGTTCGGCGGCGAGGTCGAAGATTACGTGGCATTCAAACAAGCCGAAAAAAACGGTCAGGTAAAGTAGTAATTAGTGTTTAGTTGTTAGTATTTAGTATTTAGTTGAAAGAATATATAACAAATTAAAGAAAGGCAAATTATGAGCAGAGAAGAAAGATTAACGTTCGAGCAGTTCTCGGCGAAATTAGCTGCGGAAATCGCGGATGCCCCGCTTGATAAAGTGGCGGAGAAATTCCCGTTGCTCATCGAGGCAATCACAAAAAAGGTCAGGGAGGCAGCTGGGACAACGCCGTCGAACCTTAAAATCGACGGGTTCCTGCTCGAAACAAGCGACCCGTTTGCGCAGCCGGCGGCGAGCCATTACGCGAAAGTATCCGGTACTGATGTCCAGCGGCTGCCAATGGTACTGCCCTTTGCGGAGAAGGCAACGATTGATGCGCTGAAAAACTACCTCCAGCGGTCGCAGGGGGCGGGCGACAAGGCCAGGGCGAAGGCGGCAGTCGAGGCGCTGAAGAAACTCGGCGTGGATGTAACGGTCAGGCCGACAGTAAAAAAATAAACGTTCCAAACAGTTTGATGTCAGGAAAAACAAAAAGTAATAAACAGTTTTTGAAAGGAATAAATTATGACCACATTAGCAAAAGATGCACCCCTCACTATCGACGTGGGTGATATAGGGTCAATCCCGATCATAGCGAGCGATATTGTCTATCAGTCGGCCATGGTCGGGGATCTGGCCGGCTACGGCAGGCCCCTTGTCGCCGGCGACAGGTTCAGGGGACATGCAATCGAAAAATGCGATAACAGCGCCAGTGCAGTGGCAGGCGCCAAAAATATTTTGGTGCGGAGCGGCAGATATAAACTTGCCGTCGCGATCGCGGCGGTTTATATCACGGACGTCGGGCTGCCGGTTTACGCCTCAGATGATTCGGTCTGCACAATGGTCGGCGCCAACGCCAGCGGGCCCAACAGCTACGTCGGCGTCCTGGACAGGTATATCGACGCCACGCACGGAGTCGTCGAGTTTCGGCCCGGCGAGGTCGATGAGTTCGGCAATAATCTTTACCGCGTCCTCAAATCGGACGATTACACATCGCTGCTGGCGGACGGTGGCAAGATTATTTACGTCGATACCGACACTAAGATCGTCACGCTGTGTATCGGCACGACAACGCTCGGCGGTTATGTAATCACAATCGTTAACGCGGCGGGCGACGGACTTGCGCTGGTAGTGATCGACCCCAATGCGGCGGACCTGATATCAGGCGGCTGCGACCTGGGACCGGGCGGAGACGGCAAGAAGTTCTCCAATACCAAGGCGACGGCTCGGCGCGGCGATTACCTCAAACTCATCTTCAACGCAAGCACCGGCTGGAACGTAATCGATCGTCGCGGCACCTGGGCAATAGAGACATAAACAGCGGGCTTTGAAAAGTAAATAGCGTAACGGCAAAAAAGGCGGCCATGCAGGGGCCTGCATCCTCTGTATTGGCCGCCTTTTTGCATTTTGAAAACAGACAGAAAAAATTTGACAGGATAGCAGGTTGTAAGTCCTGTCTAAAAAAATGAAAGGAGCACATTATGGGAATCGAAGCTTTAGGGTCAAGGGCGATAATCGGTAAATTTTTCGCCCGGCTGCAGCAGGACAAGGGAGTAAACGTGGTCAACAGGATTGCCCGATTAATGGATTCGGACCAGTCATCGGAGACTTACGAAATGCTGAGCCAGTCGCCGGCACTTCGTGAATGGATAGGCGGAAGGCATGCTAAGGGGCTGCGCGAGAACAACTTCACCATCGAGAACAAGCACTTCGAGGCGACAATGGACATTCTCTGCAAGTGGATACGCCGTGACAAGACCGGCCAAATCAATATCCGCATCGACGAAATGGTCGAGAGGGCGCAGTCACACTGGCTGGAGCTGCTCAGCACGCTGATTACCAACGGTACAGGTTCGACGTCGGGTTATTGCTACGACGGCCATGTATTCTTCGATACCGATCACTCCGAAGGCGACAGCGGGACGCAGCTCAATCTTTTGGCGGCCGCGCAGGTCGCGGCGCTAAATGTAGCAACGGCTGCTGCGCCGACACCCTCTGAGGCAATCAGCGCCATTCTCGGCGTTATAGCTTACATGCTCAATTACAAAGATGACCAGGGCAAGCCGATGAACGACACCGCCAAGAACTTCCTCATCATGACAAGTCCTATCCTTTGGGCGAGACTCGCCCCGGCCATATTGAACTCGCAGGTCACAAGCGGCGAGACAAACGTTATCAAGGCGCTGGCCGCAGAGGGATTCAACGTCAGTATAGTTCCCAACGCACAGCTTGCATACACAACGCAATTCGTCACGTTCAGGACGGACGCACCGGCGGCCCCATTTATTATACAGCAGGAGACGCCGCTGGAAATGAAGAGCAAAGCTGAGGGCAGCGATTACGAGTTCGATAACGATGCCTGGCAGTTCGGCATCGATACCTGGCGGAACGCCGGCTACGGTTTGTGGCAATACGCAGCTCACGCAACTTTAGAATAAGACTTTCACTGTTCGGTTTTGGTTTTGGCTATGGGCGGCGTTACCCCCCGCCGCCCATAGACCTTATCAATAATGATATATAAAATGCCGCATAAGCGGCATGCCGAAGCTTAGCTTCATAGAGGTTGCTTCCTTCGGCATCAGCGTCTTAAAATAAGAAGGTTGCAATGACTTTTCAGGAACAAATCGCCGCGGATCTTGCCGGCATTATAGATACGGGCGAGACGAAGGTTTCAATAGTCTATATGCCCAAAGGCGGCTCGCCCGTAACTCGAAACGCTGTCGCGCTGGCGGAAGAGATTCTGATAGAGCAAAATGAGCAGGGCGAGACGAAACTTCACCAGCAGGACTTTGTCCTGCTTACCGACTCAGTCAAGGGAATCGCCTCGCCGCAGCCAGACGATATCATTACTTACGGAGGCCTGGATAGGCGGATCGTCTCGGTCAATAACATAACCTTCGGCAAGGCAAGGTTATCAACGACAGCGCCGGAGCTGCAAAGCAGGCACAATGAGATGCATAAGAAAAAAATAACGTAGCACGGACATCCTGTCCGTGATTTCACTGGCTGGAAGCCAGTGCCACGACGAATTTGATGAAGGGGCAAGATATGCCGGGATTGACGGAGATATACGAAAAGCTCGAAACAATAGACGGCAAAGTCGATAACGTGCGGCTCTGGCAGGCGACCCACACCGAGAAGCATAACACCATAGACCGCGACATCACTGAATTCAGGGACACACTGTACCATAACCCCGAAGGACTTGTGGCAAAGGTAAACAAACTGCTTAACTGCAAAAACTATTTCAAAAACGGGAGGGAATTCTGGATGAATATAGCGGCGGGAATAATAAAGGTCGTTGCGGCAGGATGCATCCTGAGCGTTATCGGCTGGCTGCTGTTCATATATAAAAAGAACTAAGAAGTGTAATCAGTGGAATCTGTGGCTAAAGATTAAGAGGGAGTTTTGTAATGTCTTGTATTAAATGCGGCGACTGTTGTGAGTTTTTAGGGGCTGGATTTACGCTCGATGAGTTAAGGGCTAATCCGAATTTCCTTCCTCACGACAGGGACTTCATACTGGAACACTGGACTGCGGCGGAAAAACCAAAAAGGAAGCCGAACCCTCTGATGTTAGACAGGGCTTTCGAGGGATACCACTTTTACCGGTGTGATTTGTTCGACCAGCAGACTCGCCTATGCAAAGACAATGAAAATAAACCTCTGATTTGTAAAAGCTATCCTACAGATTGCAACAGGAAAAGAGAAGATTATATCTCTGAAAGGTGCGGCTATGTATCTGAATGATTCAGCAAGGGTGTTTCACGTTTCAAAGGCAGGCAATGATTCTAACGGCGGCGTTGCGCAGCAATATCCTGTCAGTTTGGCAAACGACTCGAAGCTGACAATAGGGGCCGCTATAACGGCGGCCTCAAGCGGGGATACAATAATAATCTGGCCGGGGACATACGCCGAGCAGATAGATATGACATCTGTGGATAAAGCTTTAACATATATCGGGGCTAATCGCAAGACAACAATTATCAAGGCCGCATCGGGAGCGACATTTATAAGCCCACGGGATGGGACAACTTTTAAGAATATCACATTGGACTCCACTAATACTGCGGTTCAATCAATCGGCACAGTGTCGATATTCGGCAGCGTCAAACTTTATTTTGAAGATTGTGATATTCTGTCGGACAACATAGGTATTGATGCGGGTGTTTCTCAATTGGTGAGTCTCAAAAATTGTTATATGTTCGCTAAAGCGTCTAATCTTTGGATTGGAACTAATGCAATTTTAGACAACTGCTTTATTGCTTGCGATGCTACAGATGCACAGACTTGGTCGGCAGCCATTGTTTTAGGGGAATTCAAAACGGATGGCAGACTTATTATACGCAATAGTGTTGTCTATGTAAAACCAAGCTATAACAAGGATTTGGGAGGTAAGTTTGCTACGTTATATGAAAGCAACAAAGAAACCTGTTATATCATCATAGCTTTATATTCTTCGGTTTCCGATTCAAGAGTAGTTATTGATAACTGTCTTTTGATAGCCGATGGATATAAGCCGACAGGGGCGAATGGAAGCTCTTACGCAATAGGGGATTATTATGGTATTTGCGACATTACTAATTTAAGTATGAAAAATTCAGTTGTTGTAGCGAGAACCGACCAAAATCAGTCATCGCAAGTTGCAAAAGGTATAGTCAATTCAAACGCTGCTCTTGAGAATTGTAGTATAGAAGTTTCCAGCGCAGGGACAGGTGGGACGGCATACGACTTTGACGCGGCTTCAGCTAAAGCGGTTTATCTTACAAATACCAAATACAATTCTGCCCAAATTGGAAGTAATATCACGTTGGAGAAATCGGATATTGGCCGATGGCTTGGAACTGCGCCTGCAGCTCTCGGTGCGGATGGTAAAATGCTGCTCTCCACGACGGGCCTTGACGCCGTATTAACTACTGAGCCGTCGGGCGCTCCATCGGGCTGGAACTTCCGAGAGTGGCTGTGCTGGCTATTCAGGAGGTTCTCGAATAAGACAATCCTTAACAGCGGCACAGGCACGCTGAAGGTGCGCAACGATGTCGATGACGCCGATCTTTCGAGCCAAAACGTGACGGAAGCGGCGGGGGTGCAGACAATGAATAAGGCGGAATAGTTTTATGGGTTTAGTGTTTAGTTTTTAGTTTTTAGTTAAAAAGTATAACTAAAAATTCAAAACTTAAAACTAAGGACTTCTATGTGGATATCACCGACCGGACATACAGATGTCGATAACGCCTGGACAAATGAAGCAAATGCTTACGACGGCGCTCAGGCCACCTCCGCCCTGCGAGGTTATGGCGGAAGCAGCTCTGATTTTCTGGAACTGAATCTCGCCGAAGCGATAAGCTGCGATAAGCTTAGGTTTTATGTCGGGACACAAATTAATTTAATTAACGTGGACGTCTATTACGAGGACGCCTGGCACGATGTGTTTCTTGGCGACCCTGTCGGCGGCCAGTGGGAGGAAAAAACAATATCGGGCGGTCCTAAAAATATATCCAAGGCCAGACTCGGCATAAACAGTACCGGCCAGCCCGACTCTTTCACGCTTTATGAGTTCGAGTTTAACGTCTTCGAAATCACGCCCGCAGGCGACCGCGGCAAGGCAATGCTTAATCTGCGACAGCTCATAGCGGAATCCGCCACGTTTCAGGCGGCGGTCGGCGCCACTACGGGCGATGCTTCGAAAAAGGCGGATGATGCGAAATTCCATATCCATATCACCGCCTATACGCCGGAGAATGCCGATTTTACAAGGCCGTTCGCATTGATATGCAAAACTGAAAACGATAAGGAGCAGAACATCGCCACAAACACGTTCGCAATCGGCGGCGACCTGGAGCTGCGCATCGAGGCGGCAATACCGGCAGCTTATCGAGATGACCCGAAAAATGCGGAATGGAACTTCCTTAACTTTGTCGAGACGGTCCTTGCCGAGATCAAGGCGCTGTCGGCGATGCCGGGATATTTCGCCATCAATAATATCACCTGCATAGAAGGACCGACTCAGTACGAATCGGCGGCGGGGACATTTGTGTATGGGGTCCGGCTTATGGTGGGCTGGGGACTCAGTTAGCGAAAAGTGTAAAACCAAAATGCAAAGTGAAAAGTGAAAAATGCAAAAAATAAAAAAGGAAATTCAACAATTTTTAGCTTTTAGTTTTAAGCTTTGAGGTGACAAATGAACCACTATACGATATCAGCATACAAGCACGGCTCGGACCTGATTAAGGGTGTCCAGAACATCGGGCTGAACGCCAACATGCGGCAAATCATCGCATCAGGCAGCGGGGCGGTTGACCCGTCCTTTGTCTCCATCGGCAAGATAGCGCCTGAAATAACGTTCGATACCAACGCGGTCAAAACGGCGCTGGCGAAGTTAGGCGGAATCAACGGCGCTGCGCTCTCTAACGACATTTTCTTTTTGCAGAAAATGGCGGCGGGCGGACTACGGGCAGGCACATCGTCCCATACCAAGGTGACGCTCGCCTCCGGCATAATCGTGCCGACGTCGATAAGCGTCTCCGACGGTGAGGCGGCGACGATCGGATACCGCGTTGTTCCCGTCTCGGCGGACGGCGATGCCTCGCCAATAGCTATAACAACGCTGCAGTCGCTGGAGGCGAATCAGGACCTGCTCGCGGAGCTTTATACACTGGGGGCGGTGACAATCAACGGCGCCGACATAGACGGCGTTGACAAATGGACATTAGACTTCGGCATAACATTAGAAATAGTCAATCACCACATATACCCGACATTTGCCGGCGTAATGAGCAGAGGACCATCCTTCTCCATAACGACCTTCGATATGGACACGTTCGAGGACTGGGGACTGGAAGGAGAAACGCAGGGCGTGACGGATTCAACTGTCAAGCTGGTTGACCTTGTGAACGGCGGGCTTCGCGGCTCATCGCCGATTACGTTCACAATCGATGCCGGTATGGCACACTACGAATCCATAGCGGGCAGGCAGGGTGGAAGGTGGTCTGGGACCGTTCGTATTACGCCGGTCTGGGACGGCACAGCCGACATAATCGCGATAAGCGGGATAACGTAATCAACGGAATTAACCACAGATTACACAGATTAACACGGCTTAAAAAAACAGAAAATAAAAAATGTAAATCAGTGGAATCTGCGTAATCCGCGATTAAAAATTTAATGGAGTAAAATGGCAAATTTCATATACGCTATTGAAAAGGTAAGGTCGGTATCGGCGAAACTGCTCGAGGCGACGGGATTGTCGGCAATCATTGAACCACGGGCTGGAAGTCCGTGCCACACTACGCAGCGGTATATCACGCAAGGTCCCTCAGGCGAGGACTGCACATTGATTATGGCTGGCGATGAGGCGTCGCTGCTCTACTATAAACCGGCGGAGCAGACCTGGCAAAAAGGCATAAACGGCAAATACTGGGTAGGGTTTTATAATAACGACAGGCCGACCGAGCCAGCGCTGCGGCGGACAAAGCAGCTCGCAGGGCATCTAATCGAATTGAACGACGGCAAAAAATGGCTGATTCCCATTGCAAGAATACCCGCCTGCGGCTCAGCGCTGCCGCAAGCTCTCATACTCGGCAGCAAGGGCGAGGTCTTCGCAAAAGAACTACCACAGTATGCGATGTTTGGGGCAAAGGTAGAAACTCTCTGGGAGGATTTTAAGGTTGAAAACAAACTGAAGGAGGGAACGCCGCAACTGACTATCACTGAAAGAATGCAATTAGTAATCGAGGCCATCGCCTGGAACTATCACGCCGGGCCGGATGAGGTCAACGCACTGAAGCTTCTGACAACGGCGAACCTTAATGAAGCGCTCGAGGCGATACTCGATGTGCCGACGCTGCTGGAAATAATCGAAGAGAACGAAAAAAAAAACCTTGCCGGCATAAGCGACGGCTCCAGTTCGAGCAGTGGCGACGGGGACTCCTAAGAGAATACTGGCCGACGTGTGCCGACCTGCACTGGCTTAGTTTTGAGTTTTGAGTGTTTAGTTTTGAGTTAAGAAAATACGACATACGACAGACGAATGACGAGGCACGAGGCACGAGAGACGAATATATGATACGAGGGACAGTAATAATCGAGGGAAGCCCAAAGGGGATGCTGAAGGAGTTCCGGCATTTCGTCAAGGAGGGACTGTTCCGGCTCATCGAAAGCTGGCACAGGGGAGTAGCGCCGAAGCACTTCAAAAATAAAGCTGTTCAGACTTACGATTATAAAACGAGAAGCACCAGATATCAGAAATATAAAGACAGGAAACATCTTGGCCCTCTTGTTTTTAGCGGTGAATCTCGAAAGCAGCTTCTGCAATCAATAAGGGTCAGCGGCACATCTAAAAAAGCATCCGGCAAGATGCGGGCGCCGCGTTATTTCTGGATGAATACGCCGGGCCATCCCAAAAAAAGCGAGGAGCTCGTAGCTGTCACACAGGACGAGGTCAGGGATATGGCGGAGGAGCTTAACGAGGAGGTGACAAAGAAACTTAACGCGGTCAAGGACAGAGAAATAATTAGATAGCGTAAAATGTAAAACGAAAAGTGGTTATGGATTTGAATTTTTAACTTTAAGTTTTGGATTGTAAAAAGTGGCGAAGACATCTTTTATACTCGAGGCTGATGAGGCAAAGGCGGTTCAGGCATATCTAAAGGTGGTCGAGGCGCAGAACAAGGCGACTGAAGGCCAGCGGCGAATGAACCGCGAAGGCAAAGAAATGGACAAGTCCTACGCCGGCCTGCGGAATATCACGGGGGAGCTTGCCGGTATGGTGACCGGATTCTTCACGGTCAGCTCCGCTGTCAGATTAGTAATAGCAGAATTCGAGGACATGAAAAGAAAAGGCGAGGAGGCATTCAAGTCAATCACCGCCTATGCCAATGATTTTTCGAGAAACATCAGCGGATGGTTAGGGGTTGGAAGGGTGGATGAGGCCGCCGCCGCAATCGCGGCGCTGACGAAAAAGATACCTGAGCTGAGCATGACCAGCGGTCAGGCAATACTGTCGGCTTACGGCGGAACCGGCCCGAAGACAACGCTGGGAAGGGGACTGGAAATCACGGAGAAGCTCGCACCTATGACGTGGGCGGACCAGCCGGAGGTCGCCAGACTTGCCGGTGAGCTGGAGGACATTTACCCCGGGATGTCAACAGAAGACCTGCTCGATATGGCCGCTGAGGCGCGCAGGAAAGCGGGCAGCCGTAAAGGCGAATTACCTGAACGGATGAAGGAGGTTATGCGGCTCAAACAATACGGCGTCTCGTCGGACGAGGCGCTCGGAATGATTATGACAACGCTCGAGACGGAGCAGGCAGGCCGGGGCGCGGGCGCCGTCGCAGGGCTGCTTGCACAGCCAAGAGAACCCTTCAAGAAAAAGCTGGGTGTGCCGCTGACGGAAGAACAGAAAATTCAGAACGAAGTCGCCGGTATGACAGAGCAGCAGATGTATAGCTGGATGAAGGCGAACCCCGACAAGGCGAAAAAACTCTTCGGGCCGGGATGGGTAGCCGTAGCGCCGCTGTTTCAGCCCGGGCTTATAAGTGGCGGCGTGGAAATGGTCCAGCGTGCGAGGGCGGAGGATGCGTTTGCACAGGAATTGGCTGCCGGCGGCGAATCGGCAATAATCGGGATACAGCGGACAGGGGTAAGACGTGGAGCGGCGATAGAAAATTTGAAACTCGGATACGGGCCCGGCGCTGAGGCAGCCATGGTGCGGCAGTCCGTCGAAGAATATCTGAAGGCGATGCCGGGTGTCGGCTGGATGCAGCGAAAGTTAATAATGGCCGGCATCGAGGCGGAGGGAATTATAACAGGAGATTATAAAGGGGCAGCAACGAAAGCCCTTATGCAATTGCAACAACCAATGTATATAGGGCCTTATTATGGCGGAGCTGCCCCCCCGCAACAGGAGCTGGTGGAGGGCATAAAACTATTGCTGACTGACATCCAAAAGGCGGGAGACAGCATCAAGCAGGCGGCGGCTGAGATGAAAAAATCATCACAACATCTGGAAGAGACCACGCGCAAGAATGTCCCCTCGGTAAAGCCGCTGGAATGATTGGAGACAATGGATACTCGATACTCGATACGGGATAAGACGCGGGCAGGATGCCCTCGACACAAATGAGCAGTATAGGAACAATAGAATTTTTACAAATGAGCGGCGGGCAGGTGCCGAAGCTGACGCCCAACGTCGTTATCATTGACAGGCCCGGCGCCGACGGAGTCGTAAGCAGGGTCGTGGCGAAAAAGGCGGAGGAAGCCACTATATATACGCTGCAGGGGTTGCAGTATGAAAACGATGCGAAGGCCGCCATCGATACGTATGCCGCCCTTAAAGGCACTGCCGTCACGGTAATTGACGATCTCGGACGCTCAGTGACGGACGTGCTTGTCGTTGACGTACGCGTGACGGAGACGCCGCAGAAGGTGCTGACCTCGCAGCCGGCAAATATTAACTACCTTGTCAAGTCAGCGTGGGTGCTGAAGGCGACAGCGTAGGGAAGAATAATTTTACCGCAGAGGACGCAGAGACCACAGAGAAAAAAATAAGGGAGTTTAATCACAGAGGACACGGATGAACACGGATTAAAAAAACAGAAAATAAAAAACGCAAATCTGTGGAATCAGCATAATCCGCGATTAAAAAATTTAAGTTTTGAGTTTCAAATATGGTGACGATACAACCGCCGGTAAAAATGGGTCAGAACAGCGTATTGCTGCGGTTCTCCAGCGACTTGCCAACCCCCACGTTCTATATATACGTTGACGGCAATCTCATAGCCCAAACAACCAAAACGGAATACTTGTTGGCCATCAACTACGACGAGAACTATATGATTGAAATACTCGATGACCCCAATGAACAGCCGACCCAGATATTCCCGGGCAAGATTCGATTAGGATGGTTTCCGGTCGAAGGAACTGATTATTACCGCATAGACGAATATATCGACAGCCAGTGGGTACCGAAGAAAAAAATGAAGGAAAACGGCGGATACCTCGAATGGGAGAGCAGGTTCCTCGAGGATGGGCAAACGCATAATTTCAGGATTGTGCCGGTCGGCGCCGACGGCAATGATGGAGAGCCGCGGGCGTTTGCGGTCCTTATAGTCAGACACCCGGATGTGCCGGATGTCGGATATCAATATGCAGGCGGGAATGTAACTATATCAGAAAATTGAGAATTTAGAATTAAGAATGCCTTTTTGCATTTTTGAAAGGAGAAACAAGATGGGAATTTTTTATTTTATAGGCAGGAAAATCAGGAAGGTGCTGTGCGGCAGCCTGTTGCAGGTCGGCGGGATATTTACTGTCGAGGTGTTCGATAAGGATGGCAATCTCCGATATAAAGACACCGCCCAAAACGGCATCACAAACGAGGGACATAATCTCATTTTAGACGTGATGTTCGGCACCGTCGCCAAGCCGAGCTGGTACGTCGGCCTGATTCGCGACGACAACTACACTGGTCTGAACGCTGCCGATACGATGGCCAGCCACAGCGGATGGGAGGAAGGCGATGAATATACCGAGACTACCCGGCAATCAATCACGTTTAACGCCGCAGCGAGCAAATCCATAAGCAACGGGTCACCGTACCAGCGGTGTTACTTTACGATTAACGCAACGCAGACAATGAAAGGGGCATTTTTGACCGACAGCAGCACAAAAAGCGGCACTGCGGGAAAACTGTTTTGCACGGCCCTGTTCGATGGCGGCAATATTGTAGTTTACAGCGGCGACGTTCTGAAAGTTACATACACAGTATCTTCCGCTTAACGAGCGACGAGAGACGAGAGACGAAGGACGAATATGCAAGGCGACGAAAACACACATGTAGATTCGTTGGGTCTTTTCCTAACCGGCGCGACAAGCGACGGCGGGGTCCAGGCCGATCCTGACCTGTCCTTCGGCAACTACCGCAGCAGCTCCCGGCTCGAGCAAATCGGCTTTCAAATTGCAAATCCCATCCACGGCATAGTCATCGAGAGGCTGGGCGGAGGCAATGGATACGGCCTCGGCTCACTCGAAGCGGTAGCGGGCGGGGCAGCGCTGCGATGGACATCGCCGGAAGAAGAGCCCGGGGAGCCGGTAGAAATAGCGAACGGCCAGACCAAAATGCTCGAATCGGGGGGCGATTACAGGAAATTTATAGTCGTATCGCGAAATACCGCGCTGCCGTTAAAAGGCACGGCCACCGTACTACTTATTCCCGTCTATAACGACGTAATAGCGTCAAGCAACGTTTCAGATGGGGAAAGGGTCGCAGGAGAGGTCAAGCTACGCTGTATCGCCCTTAAATCGCTCCACGCGCAATACAGCATAATGAATCTAAAGGTCTGGGTAGGCACGCTGGGTAACCAGCAGATAAGCGATGCAGGGCAGCTGCCGGGAGCAGGGGCGGGAACGCTCGCTACAACCGGCACATTCACGGACTGGCCCGATTCCGGCTTTTGCCGGATAACAACGGCGGCAGGAACGCTGCGGGAAATTGTCTATTATTCGTCGAGAACGGCAACTGTTTTGACTGTGCCGGCTGCCGGTCGCGGGCTTCTGGAGACGGCGGCGGCGGCAGGGGCCGCGAGCGATAAATTAGACGCCGTGCCGGGCGTCAAAATCGCAAAGGAGGCCCCGGCAGGGGGGCATTTCAGCGTAGCTGCAAATGAAAATGATACCAGCGCCGTATCAGGGCTGGACTGGAGCACTGGAATCACGGGGGATACAGGTATAGTTTGTGGTAGCCTCGCAATGAATGAAATAGTCGGTATATGGCTGTGGCTGCTCGTAGTGGCGGGCCAGTCAGCATCGCCGAAGTTTGAAAATATTATCAAGTGGGAATTCGGAATCTTCGACACATGGACGCTGTAAATAACAGAGGGCAGCAAACAGAAGGCAAAAGACAGCAAAAAAGACAGGAATATGGATTATAAACAGGCCAGAAAAATCCTCAAAAAATACGACAGGCAAATCATCCGCGATACGGCCGACTGCGTAGGGACATCGATAAGATACGAGGCCGGCAGGTGGAGGATGCGAGTATTTGTGAAAAAGATTCGGGATTCGCATCAGGAGCTTGCAAAGATTACCTTCAGTGAAAAAGAGGCAAAGTTAAAGGATGTTGACATCAAAGGGCCGCAGGAGGAACTATCTGTCGAGGTCGTTGAGACGGGCGAATTTGAGGCATTTGCAGCAAGGACCTCAAAGTGGCGGCCAGCGCCGGGCGGCGTATCAATCGGGCATTATCAGATAACAGCAGGAACATTAGGCAGCCTCGCATATAAATCGAACGGCACAAAATATATTCTCTCCAACAACCACGTCCTTGCGAATTGCAACGATGCCGAGGTCGGCGATGATATATATCAGCCCGGGCCTTATGATGGGGGGACCGTCGCAGATAAAATCGGCGAGCTGGCGGAATTTGTTACGCTAACATTCAATGATCCGGATAATCCGAACGTCGTCGATTGTGCGTTATGCCTGCCTACAAACGCCGCCGATGCCGATATATCCATAATCGGGGTCGAATATCCTTATGAAATCAAAGAGGCAGAAATCGGCGAAGAGGTCATTAAGTCAGGCAGGACATCGGGAATAACAGAAGGAGTCATCGGCGAATTCAGCGGCCTCATAGGAATCAATTACGGGGCCGCAGGGGTGGGATGGTTCGACGACCAGATTATAACAGGGACGTTACCCAATATGGGTCGGCCCGGAGATTCAGGGTCACTGCTTATCAGCAAGGAGACCGGCGATGCCGTCGGGCTTTTGTTTGCAGGCAGCAGCATTCTTACAATATTTAACAGGATGACTGACGTTGCTGCCGCCTTAGCGATAACAGTCAGGGACATCAGAGCGGTAACGGCCCAGGCATCGATTGCCCTGAGTAATTCAACCGTAGTCCTTAAAGGTGACCTTGAGGCGGGGACGGCACAAGGCGCCATCACCCTGACGCCGATTTGCGACAGGTCGAAGTCGTACGATGCATCAAAGTCGGCGGCATCTGCCATTACTATTACTGCATCTTCTACAGGCGAGGCAATTACCCCCGTTGCTGCGGCATCGGGGGCGGGAATAACGCTTACGCCTTTTACGACATGCCTCGGCTATCAGCTCTATGGGCCGAATCAGGCCGGGGGGCTATACAGGATTGCAGACGATGCGCTTGATCGGTACGAGCTGTATCTCGGCATCGATGCCGAGCCGGACCTTGATGCAGCGCCTTACAAGACCTTTACCTCCCTGCCGCACGTTATAAACCTGATATCATTTTTCAGATTATTTGGAAAAATCGACGGCATCCTCGACCGGAAAGACTTCGGACCCCTGCAGATACCGCCTTTCGTATTGCTGGATGCGGCGGAATCCGCAACGTATTATTTTGTGCTGCGGAAGCGCAACAAGTGGGGGCTGATTTCGCAAAACATCAAGAGCTGGTCTGTGGTGATAGATGGATTTGGAGATATTATAGCGCCAAATCCTTCAGCTCCGAGCAATGTCACGATTACGCCCGCAACGGGCGGCAAGGGGCTGGTAGAGGCGCAGTACCTGTATGACCTCGACGATGATTATCCGGCAACGCACTGGCTGATATATTTTACGGACACCGGCGTTGACCCCGACCCGGATGTGGATACGCCGACGGTGGTTGCTATGTATAAATCAGGCGGCATCGCACATCTTATCTGGCTATCTGCCGCGGCCGACAATAACGATACGCTGAAGGTCCTCGTCCGCGCCCGCAGGGTCAGCGGGTCGAACTATGACAGTGATAATACCGACATCCATTCCTGCACGGCGGTCACGGAAGGACCTGCTGCGGCGCCCGGCAGGGCGTTTTACGGGCATTCGGCGGAGGCGATGTAATTATGGCAATAGTCCAGCCACAACCGGAGACATTAACACGCGAGCCGAACCTGTCTGTTTATTACAAATGGGCGTGGACGGATGTATGGAAATACGGGCCTTACTTGCAGCCGTTAAACTTTTCAAATTCAGGGGCCCCTGCTCTCGGCATTGCAACGCTCGTATATCGATGGGGCAGCGGCAAATGGGAAGATGCCTTTCCCTTGACAGACGGCATAGAGATGGAGACGGTTGCGTATCTGTATCTTCAGATACGCTGCAGAAGGGGCGAGATAGAATTGCCGCTGTGGACAGGCGTAGTGCCTGCCGAATCATTCAATCTGTTAGGACGGAGCGGTTCGGTGCATACGGCGGACCAGGTGATAGAAGCCGTAGGTCTGGATTATATCCTGAACAACCGGCTCGACGGGGCATGGGTTGAGCCCGTAGGCGGAGGCGACGCTGTATGGCTCGGCTACCTGCCGGCCTTTAACCAGAGATTCGAGCACGGGGCAAACATCGCCGACGCAAAATGGAATTCCGGCAAGGACAGTTATATTTTTGCCGCGGAAGGCGAGCCCTGGTCGAATTACTGGATACTCGATTATCTGCTGAAGCATTATCAGGCAGCCAACGGTCCAGCTTTTAATCTCAAAATCTCCGATGAAATAAAATATGCACTCAACCAGATGATTGACGTTTATGACTTCAGCCAGGCAACCCTGCGGCAGGCGATTAATACACTCCTGTCCCGCAGCAGAGGATTGAGCTGGACCTATACGGTTGACGCCGAAGGCAACGTGGAGCTGGTACCATTCAGTTTGCTTGCCAACGCGATTATGCTCGGAGATATCATATTGCCGGCAAACTCGAACCAGATGCCTTACGATCCGTGGGGCGACCCTACACAGATGAACGTCGAAGTCTCGCAGGACACGGGGCCTGTTTATGATAAAATAATAGTCCGCGGGGCAAAGATAAAAAGCTGCTGCACTGTCAAATTTGAGGATGAGACCCTCGAAAAAGGCTGGACTGATTCGGAGGAAGATATATTCAAGGCGGCTGCGAAGGATACGGCCGGCTATAACGATTTGACCGATGAGGAAAAAAGAGAACTTAACGACAACTTCCGTGACACTGACCGATTTCATCGGGTGTTTACGACATTCAGGGTGCCTCGCAACTGGAACTGGAAGACCGGCACAACGCCTGAGCGTATCGTTAATCCTCTGCTGGACGCGGCAACGGGAGAAATTGACAAGGACAATAACGCCCCCTATTGGAATGTTGACAAACGGTTCGCCAACACGCTGCCCCTGCAGGTCGGGACCGATTATACGGGGACGATACCCATCAACAGAAACCCGTCAGATTCCGAGCCGGAATTCCGCCGTATGTTTGCCCTGCTTAAAGATACCGATGGAAAATATCAATACGCCGAAAAAATAGAGGCCAGCGTCAGACCTCTTGTTAGAGAGATGGGGGTAGAGGTAAGGTTCAAACCGCCGTATCTTCTTGCGAAGGGACACTGGGACGTGGAAGAGGATGAGCCCGGCATATTTACCGAAGATATAGAAGAATTCGGCAGGGATTACGAAGATGTGCTTGTGACTGGTTTTATAATCACTGACCAGTATCTTCAGGTCAGTTATCAGTTTACCCGCAGCCACGAAAATATAAAAACCCTCATAATAGACGTCCCGGACGCCGAGCTGTGGTATCTGGTTAAGGACACGGTGATTGATGTCGATGAGAATGGGGACCTTATAAAATACAGCGGGGAGGAACTGCTCCGCGATGATACTGCCCGCCTGCGGGCGATACTAAATGCGGCCTGTGTATGGTACGGGTTCCAGCACAATAAAGTCACCATCACAAGCAAAGTCCTTGAAACTGGCATCCCCATCGGGGTAATGCTGAAGGGATTAGATGTAACAAGGGTCGGGGCGAGCAGTTCCGTCGTGACAAGTGTCAAATGGGACTATCAAAGCGTACCTGCAACAACGGTCATATCGACCGACTTTGCCGAGCTTGATATAGTGGCTGCTGCCGGCGGAAGTCCGGGGACATTAAACACGCCGACACTGCAGATGGCGGCCCGCAAAATCGAACGCACACAAAAGGAAATCAAAGAAATAAAGGCACAGGTCGATAAAACCCCCCTGAGAATTGAGCCGGGAGGCGGCGGTCTTGCGACCGGCAGCGAAATCCGCAGGGCAATCCTGCTCGAAGATGCGCCGTATGATATAAAAATAAGGGCCAATCTCTGCACCCCCGGAGGCGTAGAAATAACTGAAGGAGAGGGCGCCAACATTGATGTCTATTGCTGGCTCTTTGTGAGGTCGGAGGTAATGCTTGACGGATGTGTGCCGTGGCTAAAGCAAGGCATGGATATACCCGTAGTAAAAGTAAAAATGATTGTGGATGAAGTAGCTGTGGAAAAATGGTACTGCCTATGGCCGTTTAACGACTCACAATCATGTGTATGTGATTAGGAAATTACGATGAGCGAAATGCCCGTTATAAATCACGTTTTTCCTATGCCCGAACAAAAAGTCGTGCAAATCTCAATAATTGACGGCCATAAAATAATCCATATCGCCGCAGACGGCGGCGGACCCGTAAAGCCCCCTTTTTGCCCCAACCTGCCGGGGTGGCTGTGGGTTCCCTGCTGTACAGACGGCATCAGGTGCGTCATAGAGTGTAACGGTGGTTGCTTTGCGACCTGGTCCACAACATGTATAGGCAAAAAAGGGCATTGCTACTGGGGCTTAAATAGTGATGTCACTTGTGAACCCCCTGACGGGTGTTATTGCGCGTATCATTACGCAGGCAATGATTGTGTCTAAAAAACCGTGCCAAATCATGGTGGATATAAAAGGCGACTGGTTCGCTTGTGGAGAAGTCCTCAAAAGAACCGGGTATTATCACGGCGTTCACATATCTGTCTGCAATGAATGTTCGCCCGAATCGCTCGAGCGGATGGGGATATTCATAAAATCATACCGCGAAAAAAAAGATAAAGGCACAAAATCTCCTGATATCCCGGCGGTCCCCCCCACTAAAGAGCAAATGAAGGCCGATTATGAGCTCGCCTCCGCAGGACTGCGGCGGACTGGGAACCCTAACAATATTATAGATATTTCACTCGAAGAATATCTGCGGCGAAGAACTATATGTATAGAATGTAACGGAGGTTATAGATGTCCTTACTTTTGCTGCGGCATACAAGCGAGACTTATAGAAGCCGACTGGACGTGTCAAAGGGGTAAGCTATAAAGTTAATCAATGGATAGCCTTGGCCAGTTGAGAGGAGGGGTAGGCACGTAAGTACCACCCACTAATTTACTGTGCAAAAAATACAGGCGTTCCCGCCCGAAAGGTGTGATGTCTTTATACCGCGGGTCTCCCACCCCTTCACCGGCCCGCGTTTTGAGGTTCCACATCTCGTCTTTTCTATCGTCCAGCCATTTAGCGTATGCCTCTTCCTTGAACTCCTCCAGCAGCTCTTTTTCTTTTTGCGCCCACTCCGCCAGCCACTGCTTCACCTGCTGCCGTGCGTGTCGCTCCTCGATTTTTAACTGGCGAAGATATTTACGCTCTGCTTCATAGAGTTTCTTTTCAAGTTTGCGCTGGTCCTCCTCCGTCCAATCGCCGAAATATACGACCTTGTAAAGATGCTGTGGACGTGTACCTTTTTCAAGTTCGGCTTCTACTTCTTTTTTGGGATACTTCCAGACTATTTTGCCCTTCATACCCAGCGCACAGAATTCATTCCTGTCATCCAATCGCCATTCTTCCCGCCATTTCCAGAGTTTTTTCTGCATCTCGAAAGAGCTGTTGCAGTAATTACCCCGCAGAAACATCATAACTATGCAGGGGTCGGTATATCCAGACTCGAACAAATCTGTCTGACGAGCAGCGCTTGACAACTCCGCCATTCTCTGTTTTTGATACTCTTCTATATCTACCAGCCGATATGGATTGGGCGGCTCCGCCCTTCTGCTTCGCCTGAGGTTTTTTTCCCTTGTCCCGGCAAATACCACGAGCGGCAATAAGAGAACAAAAAAGATAAGAAATAGTCGGATATGCGTTTTCATAATCGGCTCCCTTCAATCTATGTACAGTGTAATATCAAGGGAATAAAAATGTCAAGAGAAATTTTAACTCCTTTAAATTGGCACATTGTAAGGCCATATTTATTAAGGGCTTATGGGCAGACTTGCCGTTACCATTTTTGTGCAATGACTATAAAAGTATATATCTTGTCATCTTCCATTTTTAAAAGTTTACACAAATCTTTTTGATAATCTGCCATTTCAAAAAAAGTTGGTTCTTTTATAACCTGTATGCGATAACCCCGATGATTTTCTACGTAATTCTCATTCAAGAGATGATCTATATTAAATCCCATCACTTTTCGAAAGCCTTCATAGGTTGCCCAAGACCGGAAATAGGCCTTTGCAAGAAGAATATCGTTTGTGTCTGGTGATAGAAGGACAGGGAAGCCGCGACAATCACCAAACCAAGCACAATCAATCCCAACAAGTTTATTATTTTCATCAAGCCAAAGCGAAAAACTGGATGGCACAAAAGGGTCGGAAGCGTCTTGAGTAAACTCATACTTATTTAGGACTCTGCCTCGCAGTATGGCCTTTTCTCCTGTTGTGTTTGTTAAAAATAGTCCCTGTTTACCTAAAATCCTTTTGGCTTTTTCAAAACTCAATTCTGAACTATAGATGAGTAAATAAAAGGCAAGTATTATACCCAAAATAATTAAAGAAATTAAGACAAGGAGTTTTTTGGAGGCAGTATTTTTGATGTCCGTATTAGGGCCGGCAACTTCCTCATAAAAATTACACTTTGGACATCTTATTTTTTGTCCCCGCAGCTCCTCGGGAGCATCCATTGGTTCGCCGCACTTTGTGCATTTGAAATGAATCATTTTTATGCCTCCTATCGATGGGTTTATAGCATACGAAAAATACTACCAATTACTCTGTTAAATTGCAAGGATAATTTTTCAATCCAGTGCATCCGTGGTCCCGGCCAGCGATTCTTCGGACCAATGTATATAAACCCGTTCCGTGACCATTGAGCAGGAATGGCCTAACAGCCGTGAAATCGTGGCTATCGGCACACCAGCCTTATAAAGCTCATTGCTGAAATAATGACGGCAGGAGTGCGGCGAGAAGGGGGGTATCTCTGCCATAACTGCTGTTTCTCGACATATCCTAAAAACCCATAGTCGGTTGCGGTGTTTGATAAACTCCAGTCTGGGATTGCGAGATAAGACCTCCTGTAGCGTTTTATTGAGAGGGATAGACCTTGCTTTGCGCCCCTTGCCATTGATAACCCTTATAAAATCCTGTCCGATATATTCTGGCTGAAGGCCAGTAAATTCCGATACCCGTAGTCCGCTGGCACAGAGAAACTTGATGCAGTCCAGATGATAGCCATTGACTTTGGTGCATATCAGGGCATATTCCGGTTTGGTTAAAATCCTTTGATTTGGTGGTGCTTCTGGCAATGCTCTTACCTTTGAAGCCACGTTTGCAATACCGTATTCAACGTTCAGAAAGTTGTAGAACGCCTGTAAAGCTCGCAGGGATAGATTTATAGTGGTAGCTTTGTATTTACGGGCTTGTAGTTGCAGCAGATACGCCTCGATGGCCTCTACGGGGATGTCCTCAATGTTTGGGGATGTCAAAGTAGCGATGAAATTGCTTATGGCGTATTGGTAGATTTTGATGGTGTTTGGGCTTTTGTAATGTATGCCCAGAAGATAGGCGTAAAGGCAATCCTTCATCCTTAACGGCTTACTCCACGTCTTGTATGTCCCCAAATTATAATCCTTTAATGAATGATAGTTGGATTCTGGGATAGTCATAAGCATTTATCAATAAAAGGAATGTAAAAATATGGAAAATATATAAAAAAAGGTGAATATTCTCTGGACATACAGCCGATGGGGTGATAGATTGAGAGTGAAAAGTGAATAAAACGTCAATTTTTAATGATGATGTCAGGAATGAAACATAACATACCTTGTGTTTTGTCCTCGGCATCGGAAGGGTGCCGACGGCAGCAGAACCAGACAATAAGCAGAGCAGACTTGTCCAGATAAAGCTCAATCCTGACCTCTACGAAAGATTTACAAATTCCCGTTTCTTCCGTGATTTTAATACGACGACAGCGGCAATCCTCTACCTGATAATTGAACAGCTTAATAAAGAGGAACGTGAATATCAAGCAAAAAATCCATAAAAATTCGCCTTCAGGTGCTCTTGTAAAATTTAATATCGAATCTGACAAAAATAGGGTGATTTTTTGCTTTTTTCTTACACCCTTACCTCCAAAGCCAGTTGGTAGGATGCCGGCTGGCTTTATTGAACCTACCCCTCGAAAAGAGGAATTGGATACGGCTCCGGCAGGTAGTTGATAACCACCTGCCAATTTATAGCGGGGTAGAGCAGTCCGGTAGCTCATCTGGCCCATAACCAGAAGGTCGTCGGTTCGAATCCGGCCCCCGCAAATTGGAAATTTATTCAAGCAGCAAAAGAATTAGAAATGATTCATAAATTAAAAAGACCATCAAGCTTCATCGTCGTTGTGCTTCGTAGTTTGATGCACGGGGCCTGTGTTTATTGCGGCATGACAAT